CTCAACACCTCAGCCGCACGTAGCAGTGCAGAGTTAGAAGATGCTGCGCGAATGCTTCCGGACACCGCTAACAATTGGACCATTTGTAAACATTCCATTCCCTAGTGAGATAGCACAGTGTCGCATATGTGAATCAGGACGTTCACAGACATAACTGGAGCCCTGTCCGGAAGGCTCGCTCGATCGCCTTCCAGTCGGGTTGCTTGGTTGTCATAACTCCCCCCAAAAGAAGAAGCCCCGCATATAGCAGGGCTTCCGATTGAACAGTCGACGATTAACGCTATGCGTGACCTAGACTGTTCTGGCTATCGCATACAGCAGAGAAAGAGCGATCTCAGCTATCTGATTTTCTCCTTGGTAAGGATGATCGATATCGACGTTACTCGCCCCCTGCCCCTCCAGCGAGATCTCCCCGTGCTTGCCAATACGAATGCTCCACGCATGTGCCCATATGAATGAGTCATCAGGAGCAAGATTGCGTCGCTCAATGAGATAGAGCCCCATTGGCCCGCGCTCGTCCACGCCGAGTACAAGCCTTGCTCTTGCGGTACCAAAGGGGGTTTCTATGGTGGCGGAAATTTGGTCGGCTCCCAGCTCGTAGTGAACGCCCCAGTTACTCCTTGGGAAATCCTTGGACAGAACCTGTCGAAGCTGCTCAGCGAGAACTCTAGCGTGATCCTGAATGCGAGCAGCGTCCGCAACTGCATTTCTCACATGATCATATTGCTGCTTTGTAATAGGCGTGGCTTTCATCTGCACCTTCCTCTGGTTGAGAGCCAGATTATGCATCCGCCAGGAAGGCCTTCGCACCTTTGGCATGGATGAGGCGGGTCGGGCGAATCAAACGAACGGGTCAGCAGGCTTGGCGATCGAGCGCACAAACCACATGAAGCCCTGCTGCAGGTTGGTCTTGGCCAGGGCCAGCAACCGCGGGTCGATGCCCTGAATCTGGCCGATCTGCTGGAACAGCTGGCCGGCTTCAGCCTCCAGGGCCTTGATGGAGTTCATGCCGTCGATCTCGCTCTGGGTGAGGTCGCGGTAGCCGGTGATCTTCTTGTGCTGGTTGTCCATGGTGATTCCTCATGATTGCGCGCCACGATTTGGCGCATTAGAAAACGTGGCGCGGATCAGCCCTCAGCCTTACGACTCATGAACCGATCGGAGTAGTCCCGCAGCTTCTCTACTCCAACAAAGCCGACCATGCAGCCAGCGAAGGTGGCCAGGTTGGCCGGGAGCGTGAAGTACTCCAGCAGCGGGATCAGGCTGGAGCCGATCAGGCCGCAGATGACGGCCTCAAGCACCATCTTGCGACCACTACCACCGCCATAGATCACGCGGAAAACGGCAACAATGGCAGCCGTACCACCTGCATAGATCTGTGGCTGATGCACAGCAAACCATGCCAGTGCTGCCGCCCACAGGTCAGGGTTCTTTTCTGGCATGTTGGACATACTCGATTCCTCCCTTTCGGGGAGCACAAATGAAAAAGCCCCGGCGAATGCCAGGGCTTATAGGAAATCGGACAGGTCTGTCCTAATCGGCTTGATGCCGACTGTGATACCAGTAGAGGTACAACAAACCCAAAGGTGCGATGAACATCGCGAGAAACCAGCAGATGAACATCGTGAGAAATTTCACTCCGAGCATCAGTCCTGCATTGACGTAGAACACGTTAGTGCCCATGACGAAACCAACAATGCTCTCGTACACAAAACGCGAGTACGGATACAGCAGAGCGCTCACGACGGAAAGCGCAGCGTTTGTAAAGTCGATACCGCTGGGCGCCCTCGATTTCATGAAGATAAAGAAGGCAGCGCAAAGTGCGCCAAAAAATAACTGTCGGAGATAATAGCTAGCTGTCAGCCCGCCAAATGTCTTTGCAAACAACGAGTTCATAAGCTCCCTCTAAAGCGATGATTTCAATTTGCCATCAACAATATCAGCATCACTCATCAGGGCAAAGCAGAACACGCTGCTGCGAAATGCAACCGCCCCCCCCCCAAACTTCACGCCCAACGCACCAACCAACCCCGCGGTAAACCACGTATCAAGCCTGTCGAGCAAACGTTGCAGAAACTCCATGCGCTCGACTCCGTGGGCATAGTCAAAGAAAAAGACCATTGCTGGTCTGGGCGAAGCCCAAAGTTAAAAACCACTAGATAGAAGGCCCGGCGCATGGCTGGGCCTGTAACTAGTTGTGGCCTTTACGCAACCAAGTCCCACGTGATTGCAATCGATCCAGTAGCAGCAGCGCCTGCGATCCTAGAGCCAGCAGTAACCCAAAGCCCCATACCGGCAGGCACGAACAGGGGTTCTGGAAGCGTAATTAAGGAGTGGCTGGTCGCGACAGCTGGGCCGTTACCGCAGAAAATAATCCGCGTGTTGGCGTCGCCAGCGCTGGCAGGAGCAGCCTCCGAGGCATAAAGGTTGACGTACCCATCAGCAGGGTCAATGTAGGCCGTCTGAATGGTCAGACCGTTCAAGTTCTCGGCTGGCGAGACGATCTGCATAACCCCCTTCGGGAACAAATTGCCGAAGTGTTTACCAATTTTTACTGCGCTCATTTTTATCACCTTTTGAGTCGAATGATTGTTCGCGGAGGATTCCGCTTTCATGTCGCTCAAAGGCGATGGTTCGAGGCTCAAGGCCTTCACTCAGACACCTGTAGGTCAGACCCTATATCGAGCTGATATCCACATCCTGTGCGTCCGAGGAGTGGAATGACTATCTCAACAAAATACTGTACATGCAACCAGTATTTTGAGCCCCGTTCACCTGTATTAGCAGCTCAGAGCAAAGGGGGCGGGAAGCCATAGACGAAAAAGCCCCGGCGAATGCCAGGGCCTGAAAGGTGCGCGCGTCTTTCCGCGCTGTCTGCCAAAGACCTCCCTAGCGTCGCCCCCCCCCTCCTATGCATTGATCGCGCTGATCCAAACGGCCAGCCTTCCCGCCGTGCCTGCACCAAGGAAGGTCGGGCGCATAAAAGTTTCTTGCGGTGCCAAAGTCGCACTGGAACGGTTGGTCGACATCAATTGGCTTGCTTTGCCCTAAGGAGTAGCATTACTTGCGCAGAATGACCTGCACCAGCCTCAAGGAGATGAAATTGGCCAAATATGCAATTGCGTTCGACCTAGATAACAAGCAAATGGAGGCTGATGGCCTTACAAAGTCGAGTATCGTCTCAGTCTACCAGCGGGAGATTCCTACTGCGTTCAAGAAGGCAGGCTTCGACGGGCATCTGCAGGGGTCGATCTATCATACAGAGAGTGAGCAGGATCAAATTGCTATCCTGATCGACTTGAAAGGCATACTTCAGGAGAGCGCTCCAAATTTCTGCAAATATGCAAACCGCATCCACATCTTCCGTCTTGAAGACTGGTCGGATGTGACGGCCAAGCTGTCCACTAAACCAAAAGCGGACGAGCCATCCGGCGTTGAGGAGTTGCTTGAGCAATTGTTCCGAGAAGTGAACTCATAAAAAAACCGGCGCAAGCCGGTTTTTTTGGTCATCCCTATACACGCAGGAATGACAGCATGGGTGAATAATCGGCGAACCGGCAGGCCCTGTCAAGGCCCTCTATGCTGCATCTTGATCATCGAAGAAGACCCCCTCCTTGGTCAGGATCTCGCCAGCTTCGAGAAGCGCCTCGTTGACCAGCTTATCCAGCCCCTTGAAGATCTTCCGGCGCCAGTCCCGACGGGTACGCTCCGGCGTGCCGTCCAGATCCCAGGTGTTCATGTCGTAGTTATGGGCCGGCAGGATGATGACCCCTTCACATGGAGCCTCTTGGCGCTGCTTCAGCTTGGCGTTGATCGCCTTCTGGGCTTTCGCCACTGCCGCCTTCCTCCACGCCGGAGCATCATCATCAACTTCGAGCGCCACCTTCCCGGCAGGTGCGCGTTCTGCGCCGCCCAACTGCGGATATGCCCATGCTGTAACTGCCTTTGTCAGGAACAGGTGTGGCGCCGGCGACGAAACATGCGAGACGATCCGGCCAATAGCCCCTACCTTCGACGCCATATGCGTCGAGTAACAGGCGTTCAAGGCCATCCAGTGTTTTGGCGCAAGGCAAGAGTGCAGCCGACCAAACACCCAGCAATCAGTGAGGAAGGCTGCTTCCTTGCCCACGATCTCGCCCTTGAGCTTGTTGGCCTGAACCTTTGGCGTGTAGTCGCATCCGCCGGCGCTATTGATCGTCTCGGATGCTAACGCACGGATCACTGCGGAAATAACGTCTCGATAGATCATGCTGCGGCCCTCTTCAGTTCTTTGATCTTTTCTCGGTATTCGGCCTTGATGGCCTTGATCTCTTCGATGGTGTGCTTGCATGCGGGATGGGGCCCTTCCAGCCAGGCAAGTTTCTCGGCGCCGATTCGCTGCAGGAGCGAAAGCCGGTAGTTCACCAAGTTGCCGGACAGGTGCGTATTACATGGGGCGCATTGCTTCCAGACGTTCAAGGGCTCGAAGCGGATTTCTGGGTTCGCGCCTACGGTGCGGTAATGGCCTGCGTGGTACTGGCCGTCGTGGTGCCGCCCGCAGCTGATGCAGGGCAGATCGGCGTCGCGTAGGCGTACCCATTCATTGAACACGGCCTGGGCTTCTCGGAGGTGGTCCGCCCTACTCTTCAGCCTTGCCTTGCGGACCTTGATCTCCCGGCGCTCAACATCAGCCAGGGCTTTCCGGGCGCTTGCCTGTCCCTTCTCTGACTGGCCATGAGCGATGGCGCACTCGATCTCCCCGCACACAGCCTGGGAGGCGCGTACAGGCGTGAACATAACCCGGCAAGATGGACAGCGCTTTCGACGTTTGCCGACGGACGTGAGCGGGGTTTTGCGCTGTAGTGGGGTGCGCTTCACGCGGCCTCCTTGAATGCTTCGAACTCAGCCATTTCGGTCAAGCGCTCTTCCGTGAGCGACGGCCAGTCATTCAGCACCAGGTACGCGCAGCACTGGCGCCAGAAGTCTTGGAACACCTCCTCTCCCATCGAGTCGTAGGAAAGGCTGCGCGGCGTCTTGCGGGTGAGCTGACCCAGGCCCGGGATGTCGAACAACTCCTCGTCGCAGTACACGCCAGACTCCAACTGCAGGGCCTTGATCGCATCGTGGGACTGCTTGCCAGAGAACCGGTCTATGTTCTGGCTCAGTACCCGGCCCAGGCCGTGGACCAAACCGTTAAACCGTGGGTTGCGCGGCTGTTTGAGGTCGGCGCGGATCTTCGTGTTGATCCGAAACTCACGCTCTCGAAGTATCGACCGATCGGCATCGGAGGACGGCACGAACGCCGCAACCTCCTTGCCGGTGGCTGGGTCGACCAGGCGGCGCAGAACCAGGTACACGGGCATAGGGCGGGGCTTGGCTGGCTTGGTCATTGCGCCGCCCTCCTCGCTTCCAGTTCCTGCGCCTGCTTGATCAGCAGGGCCCGGCGATCAGCCAACTCATTTGCCGCAGCAATCCGTATCTCGTCCTTCTGCTCTGCGCTTGCCTTGCGCATTTCCAGCATCGAGTTTTTCACCAGCTCCAGCTTTTGACGGAGCGCCGGCTGTGGCCGTGTGACTGTGCCAGTGAGTAAACCCGCTATGGCCCGACCATCCTCGGTGATCGGCTCGACACTCAGGTCCGCCAGGTACTTCTGGGCGTGTTCGCACGGGATGCGTTTCAGCTCCATCGCTTTGGTCACAGCCTGGATGCGACGGTTGGCGTCGAAGCCTACGGATACGTGCCAGTTGACTGGCTTCGCATCCTCGCGGGCCTGACTCACGAACCGCTGGTAGGCGTCGATGAACGCCATACGTGCGCCGATTTTGTCGCCGCCATCCAAGACGGGTTTCGCCGCGGCCAATGCCAGCTGAATCTCGTCGGTCAGCACCACGGTTTCGAACTCGTCGTTCGTGGTCATGGCGATAGCCCAAGCTTCATCCTTTCCCGGGCGTCCATCTGCCGACTGGGCACGCTTCAGGATCGATGCAACGGTGAGCCTGCCGCCTTCGATACGGCAGCTACGAAGCGCCGCGGTAAGCACAGGCTCGGTGTATTCGCGCAGGTCCTCGACCATCAACAGCGCTGCAGCCTGGGTGAGCTGCTGCCCCATCACCTCGGCAGTCGCAAACAGGGACAGGAGCAATCGTTCTTGCTGTGCGTCATTCAGCATGGGCTGCAGCCTTCTTGGCTCGGAGCGCTTCAAGGGCCTGCTCGGCAGCGCTGAAGTTGGTTTGGGTCTGCTCGATCTGCCGGGCCGCGGCCCCAGTCATCTGGCGATTGGTGGCCCATTGGGTGTGATACGCCTCGGCCTTGGCTAGCAGGTCGCCGATGCTGTGCATGTTCGAAACAACCCGGGAGTCGTTGATGGTCAGGAAATATGCGGCGACGTGGTGTGCGACGTCGATGCCAAGGCGGTCGATGACCTGGCCCAGCTGCCCGGCGACCTTGGCGTTCCACACTGGCCATGCACCTTGGCGTTTGCGGTAGGCCATGGCGTAGTTGGCCCAGGCCTTGAAGGTCTTGCAGGACTGGTCCTTGGGGCCCGGCATATCGGCCGGGATTTCACAGCGTGGCTGCAGGGCAGCGAATGGAACGACCTGACCCGTCGCGACCTTGGCGGAAGCCTGGGGCGCAATTGGTTCAGTGACCGGTTCATTGACTGGTTCAGAAGAGTGACTGGTTCTGGGTGCAGCTCCTGCACTACCCCCTGGTGCAGGAGATTCACTAGGGGGTGAACCTGCTGCATTACCCTGGTGAATCTGCTGCACTACCCCTGGTGCAGGAGGTGCACCACCATCAAGGGTCAGGAAGTAGACGTTCGACGAGTTACCCTTCGGCCCACCCTTCCGAATTTCCTTACGAAGCAGTCCTGCCTCGCACAAGGCGTTAATATGGTTCATGACAGAGCGCCTGCTGATCTCGCACTGGTCGGCGATATGCTGATAGGACGGCCAGCACTCCCCCATATCGCTGGCGTTGTCGGCCAGCTTGATCAGTACCAGCTTGCGCAATGGATTGCCGACGCGAATCTTCATCGCGGCGACCATAAGCCCCATGCTCATGTAACACCCCCTCGCGCGTTCACCTTGTTGATCGTGGCGATGAACTGCATGTCAGGCCGCCTTCACCGACGCATCCATCACGTCGAGGCTTTGGCGGACGTGCTGGATCTCTTGGCGGATCTGGGACTTCTCGAAAGCACTGACGTGGTTGTCATCCAGGGCTTCATGTACCGCGATGGTCAGTTCAGCCACTTCCTTGCCAACGCTGATCAGTGATTTGGTCAGGGCCTGCGGCTTCGGCGCGGTACGAGCCACCAGGTCAAAGCCAAACTCACTGGCCAGTGCCGCCAGGGGCCGCATATCCCCGGTGTGAAGCAAGATCCCGAACAGATGCTCAACCGTCAGGTGGTGTGCATCGTTGTCCGGGTTGGCGCGCTGCAGCAGGCTCACATGTGGAACCCCCATCTTGGCGGCCAATGCCTTCGCCTCGTTGTCCAGCACAGCGCTCTGGCAGGACCGCAGAAAATCTTCCATTCGTAAAACCTCAGCTTTGTTTCCGTAGCGCCCTGCCAGTGCTTGGGCGATCATTTGTTCAGGCAGTCAGCAACACCTGCTTCAGGCGGCTGTACGCTTGGGGCGCGCAGGGATCGGGCGAATCTCGTTCGCCTCAACACGGCCATCTTCATAGAGAGTGATTTCGATACTTCTGCCAGCTCGAACCATTTGCGAGATCGCGCTCTGGTTCACGCCGAGAGCAGCAGCAAGCGCGGCTTGGGTGCCGTGCTCTTCTAGGTATTTGCTCAAAGGGATCTTTTTCATGGACTTTCCACGGCTTGATATCTTCCATGAATAGTAGCAGCGCTGCTTTTTATCAGCAAGACAATACTAGCAGTGCTGTTTGCGAAAATATCAGTTCTGCTAATATTCTTGCTTCCATGAAAATACGTCGCCCCCTTACCCCTGAAGAAGTCGCCGAAAGCGCCAAGCTAAAGGCCATCTACGAGCAACGGAAATCAGCTGCGAAAGCTGCCGGGCGCAGCCTGACGCAGGCGGATGTTGCTGAGGCGTGTGGATGGTCTGGGCAGAGTGCATTCAGCCAGTACGCTACCGGGAAGGTGCCTCTGAATGTGGAGGCACTACTAAAGCTCGCAAAAGCGCTGAACTTCGACGCAAGCGAGGTCAGCCCCCGACTGATTTCTACCGTCGCGAATGTGCAGCAAGAGCGCATCCAGCCCGATGTAAAACTGGGCACCATTGAGACGTGGGACGACGCGACTCCCCTCCCTGACGATGAGGTCTACGTCCCCTTCCTGCGCGAAGTAGAGCTGGCAGCCGGCTCTGGCCGGTTTGTGATCGAAGAAAGCGATACCGCCAAGCTGCGTTTCTTCAAGAGCGATCTGCGCCGCAACAACGTGCAGTTCGATAATGCCAAGTGCGTGATCGCCCGCGGCAACAGCATGTTCCCAGTGCTGCGCGATGGCGCCACAGTCGGCGTGAACACCGGCAAGAACTCGTTTGGCGATATCGTCGATGGTGACCTCTACGCGATCAACCACAACGGTCAGCTGCGCGTGAAGCAGGTCTACCGCTTGCCTACAGGTCTGCGCCTGCGCAGCTTCAACCGCGACGAGCACCCAGATGAGGATTACACCTTCCAGCAGATCCAGGAGGAGCAGATAGCGATCCTGGGCCATGTGTTCTGGTGGGGGATGTTTGCTCGATAATCCGGGCATATAGCCCCTTACATTCTTAGCTGCGCCTATTTGGATATGGACATTCAATGCAAAACCTAAAGCTCCCCCTCGCCCTATCGCTTGCTGTAGCTGTATCGATGCTCGCTGGCTGTGCCGCCTCCGTAAAAACTGGAGGCAGTAGTTCTTTGGCGATCCAGGAGTCAGCCAAGCAGAACCTGGTCGTCAACTTCCGCGGGAATGACAAGGTCCAGCAGAATCATGACTGGCCTACGCTGAAGCGAGATTGGAGTGATGCCCTTCAAGTCGAGGCTCAACGAGCCGGCTACAAGATCAGCGAAGCCAAAGAGCTGCAGCCAAGTGCCGGCGACGGCGTCGGTATTGCGATTAACGTGACCAACTTCCGCTATCTAACCACTGGTGCCCGCTACGGCGCCGGCGTAATGGTGGGCAATGCCTGGGTCAACTCCAGCGCAGACTTCTCCGACCTAAACTCAGGAAAGCTGATTGGTACCCGCACCTACGATACCTCCTCTTCTGCCTGGGAGGGCGTCATGTCAGCAATGACTCAGGAGCAGGTGCAGGCGATCGCAAAGCAGATCATCAGCGATATCAAGAACGCCAAAACCAGATAGAAGAACTGGCTTGCCTAGCGCCAACCACACGAAACGCCTTAACAGGCCGACCTAAAGTCTTTATAAATCAATTAATTAGGGATAATTATGAGTTTACAGAAGGCCACCCCAGCAAAGCAGATACCGCTAGACTTAGGGGTTGAGGTACAGAAGGATATCAACGGCGTTGAGATGGGAATCCTAGAAAATGGAATCCCATATCTAACACAGCGAGGTCTATCACTGATCACTGGAGTGGCCCGAAATGTTCTGCAGACCATCACTCAAGAATGGGAAGAACATTACGATGATATTGTATTAGGTAAAGATAGAATATCATTCATCATAGAATATCTTCGAAAAAACGGCTACAGCGACCCTAAGTTATTCATTGAAACAAACAAAGATGGAAGAACATATTATTGCTATCCAGATATCGTCTGCATGGCACTACTGGAATACTACGCATTCGAATCAAAAAGCAATAACGAGACAGCTCTAGATAATTACCGTAAATTCGCCGCCTACGGACTGCGAAAGTTTATCTATGAAGCACTCGAATACACCCCTAGTGACAAATGGAAATTCTACAACGATAGAGTCTCGCTTCTGAAAAACTCCTGCCCTAGTGGATACTTCGGCGTTTTCAACGAGATCACCGGCCTTATCGTCGATCTCATCAACGCCGATGTCACTGTCAACCACAAGACAGTACCCGACATCAGCGTTGGAAAGCTTTGGGGGACATACTGGATAGAGAACAATTGTGACTCCAAGTACGGAGCTAGAACTTCCTACGAGCACAACTACCCAAGCTATTACCCGCAAGCAGCAAGCAACCCTCAAAAACCCAATGCTTATCCTGATGCCGCACTGCCGCTATTTAGGGAGTGGTTTAAGTCCGAGTATCTCCCGACAAGATTCCCTAAATACATTCTGACGAAAGCGAACTTGCTTCCAGGTGGCAAAGAGGAAGCATTAACGATAGCCAATATGTACCAAGGGTTATCTCTGCAAAAAAAATAACAAGAGCCCGGTCCAGCGCCAGGCTTCTTGTATCGACCCTTCGCCGTGCCACCATTGCGCTGGCAATCCCGGCGATTGCAAATTGGCTGTGCTGAGGGATCAGCCCCCCAGGTGTTGCAGAGAGCCTGCCCCGTGCGGGCTTTCTGCTTTTGCGACATCCTTTTCACCTGGCATCTACAGGGCCAGGGTCAAACTCTCCCTACTCCTTTGAAGAATTCCCTTTAGGCCCGCACATAAGCGGGCCAATTTTTTGCCCAAGAAAGCCCAGGGCTCTATTCAAGCGAAAATGCCGTATGCCGATACCTTATCGAATGAATAACATTTCGATAATAGGACGCGTATGACTGCGCTCAAAAGGATGACTTGCGGAGCGACAACAGCTCTGTTGATGGTATTTACCAAGCTTGCAGTAGCGGCGCCAAAACTTGTGGAACTGGACGAGTCTGTCTGGATGTGCGAGACGTACCAGGCTGCGGTTCGGATTGATAACTACCTCATGCCCGGCGTTTTGAAGTGGGACGATGAGCAAGTCCAGGACTATGCTGAGGCGAATGGTTGCGGCCGCCTGCGGGTCGGCACACGGCTGCAGGTGCTCAATGCTGACACAATCCAGCGAGGCGATGTTCAAGTGAGGCTGGAGGGCGAAGAGGAAGAAGGATTCATTTCTGAATACCCCTATGTAAGGGCACCATTTCAGGAAAAATTGAGAGAAGATACAACGGCCTGCACCACTGTAGGTGCCTGGGTCGAACGAATGGGGTTGAAATTCTATACACCACGCCCCGGTGACATAAAACCTGGGCAGCACTGCATATCCCTTCCTGAGGGCACCATCGTATTCAAGGAACCAAAGACTAAATTTGACAGATTCTACCGAGTCTACCTCGACGATAACGAAGGCACTCAGTACTGGTTCAGAATGCAAAAGAAATAATGTTCGGCGCGTGCTAATTCTTTGCCTGGGCTAAAGCTCTGGCTTCAGACTGACGCAATGCGCTACCTGAATTTATAGCCCGGCCCAGCGCCGGGCTTCTTGTATTTTATTAGCCGACCCGGATGTAGCTTTCGATAGCAAAGTTGCCCATGATTCGATAAATATTCCAGCACGCCCACCCATAAAGAGCGTATGACACGAGCACCAATGTCAGCGACGTGTAACGCAAAACGTCGCCAGCACGATCTTCCTTGCAGTTATCTGACTTACCTAATCCGTCATGGTACAACCCTTGCGAAAGATAAGTTGCGCCACTAGCAAGAACCGCCAAAAGCACTCCGACAGCGAGGAGTAAAACTGTCAGACCTATTAGCTCAAGACCTTGGGGGCTTAGCGATTTCCACGCAGAGCTAGCAAATGCAAGTAGCGCTGCTGCTGCTCCGCCTCCTACCAAAATGCTAGCCTTTAGCGCCGCCTGGCCAGCATCTATCACCGTCCTAAACATTGCCTGTCGATCTTGAAATGCATGCTCATTGGCCTGCCTCTGGAATTCGATATTCGCCTCTGTGAGCGGTGATAGCTTTTCAACCCGCTCCCGTAGAGCGGCCATGTAAAGCTCGAGGCTTTCAATGGAAACCTCTTTAAGGCCTCTGCTTTTCGCTGATTCGACCTGCATAGCAAGCGCGTCAATTACCTCGTTAGGATCCATTTATCGCACCTTTAATCTAATCAAAAAATGCATTCTATCCCTTCTATATGCCGCCAATGGTGGCCGGGAGCCACTGGAGGTAAAATTCCAGTTCTATTTGAGGAGTAGTCCAATGAAAGGAATTGGGACACTTGCCCTGGTGGTGGGCATTTGCTGGGCTGTGTTCGCGCTGAGCATGGATGTGTCTGTCGCTACTGGGTCTGGCGGCAGAGTGAACAATCTCGGGCTTATGGCTGATCGCCAGCTACATACCATTGTCGGCGGGATGATCGCCCTCGCCGGCCTGCTCATGGTGCTGCTCGGCGGTAAAGGCTCTGCCCAGTCAGCAACCACTGCAACTGATACCCGCCCCTGTCCCGTCTGCGCGGAAACCATCAAGAGAGAGGCTATCAAGTGCAAGCATTGCGGGACTGATATCGAAGCCGCAAAGGCTCCACGCCTCAAGAACGGCTGGGTCGCCTCAACTGCTTGCAAGGATGCGGAAGATCAAGAACTCACCAGTGCTGCCATTCAGGGCGCCGGCCTCCCAGTAGTTCCGATGATCGGCTTAGCACTTGGCGCCGGCCCATTCGCTACAAAGGATGAGGCCAAGCGCGCACAGGTGATTTTGCGTGACGGCCCTCGCCTCTTCAGCGAAATCGTCTACAGAGACTCAGTGAGCGGCAAGTACCCACCAATCATTGACTGATCCAGTGACTCCATCAAGCCCGCCTAGCGCGGGCTTTTTTTGCGCCCGAAGAAAATATTATTAGCAGAGCTATTTACTTAAAATAGCAGCGCTGCTACTTTTATTCGCAAGCCAACGCACCACCGGCCCAGCAGCGAAAGCCGCGCCGCTCTTTAACAATCTGATGGACGCCGAGCTGGCCGATGCATAGCCAGCGGACGTACCGCGCAACGGTACGCAGCGATTCGACCTCATGTCGGCGCTGGGCATAGGAGACCTCATTCGGAGGGCGTAGCTGGAGAGGCTGCGTGGTGGAAAGTAAGCGCTTGGCTTTGGGGCCTTGACCCCGTGTCGCGCTGAAAGACATCGACGGGAAAGCGACCGTTGGCCTATGCAAAAGGAAAGAGTTTACCGGCCCGTTGAGTGTGGGCCGGATGCTCTCCAAGAATTCTTCTTCGAGGGATTCTCGGAAAGCATCAGCTCGAACTACGCTGCCTGTAGCAATAGAACAGGTGGATAGCCATGAATACGCCGAGGCTTCACAACAGTGGAAATCGCTGGAAGAAATCACACTCCTTCCGCGGTGTATCCGTTAAGAAAGCCGAGCTCTTGAAGCTGGAAGACGCCTTCATCTGTGGAGCGAAGTCAGATAGCACAAGACTGTTAAAGACTAGAAAGCAGGTTCTCAAGGAATTCATGCTCAAAGCTCCCGATGATTTCGAGGTGAGAGCGAAGGTCGAGCAGATCGAGGAAGCGCTTTCAGCGCTGAAGCATGTAGAAAAGGCTAGGCGAAAAGCCCAAAGAGCAACTCAAGACGACCCATCAAGCAAATACTTTGGCGCGCCAGACCTTGGAATAAAAACAAAGTCTAGAAGTACAAGCACCATCCCAGCTCAGGTTGTTCGCGGCGGCGGGACCGGTCTCGGAAAGGGCACTTGATCGGCATGGGGTCGGATGCCTTTTCACTCTCCTGCATTCACTTCCGCTTGCCAAGCCCAGGGGCACCGCCTTGCACAATGTGCACCGAAGTAAACGAAACCGACTTCCGTGGATGAATTCCCAGGTCAACGGCTTCAGATAGCTCTTTGCAGTGATCACATTGCACTGGCACGAAATAGAGCTCCTTGTCTGGTTTCGTAGGCTTACCGCAATCCCGGCACTTAACCATTCGCTCCTTCACAGGAGGGGGTGAGTTTTTTGCTGGATTCTTTCTTTTAGCCGCTCTCCTGGCGGCACGCTCCGCTTTCTTGACTCGCTTTGCCTCTTTGTCTGCCTCTTGGGCGGCAGTGATGTCGATCTGAGAAAAGACCTTTCTCAGCTCTCGAATCAACCAGTCATCGTCCATCTTCAAGCCCTTCCGCTGGGAGATATCGATAGTAGCAATGAGTTGACCGAACTGGCGAATGACCCGGTAGGAGGCGCGACAACGATGGAAAGCATCACTGAGCAGCCTTCTCGCGAGGGCTGCTTGGGATGACAACCACTTGGAAATAAATTGCATGGCCAAGTCTTTCAAGCAAATGATCAAAGACGGGGATCTGAAGCGTGCTGACGCGATGAAGGCCCGCCTGGAAGATCTACACGAAGAACCCGGCTTCAACCTTCGGGCCGAAGGTGAAGAGCTGGAAGAAAGCATCAACGCACTCGCTGAGTTCATCTTCGCCGGCGGCCAGATCCCCGCGCTTGAAGTGCGACCTCGCGCCGAAGGTGGGATGTGGGTTGTCGATGGCCACCGCCGTCGCCGCGCCTACTTGAAGCTGGATCAGGCAGGTCGCCTTCCAAGAGTGCCGAGCAAGGACGACCCAGAGCGCCTGGAGGCGTGGATCTCGATTGTTCCCTTCGAGGGCAACGACGCCGAACGGGTAGCCAGGGTCATCACCAGCCAGGAAGGAAAGAAGCTCTCACCTCTTGAGCTGGCCGATGGCTACAAGCGGCTCACAGCATTCGGCTGGTCACCTGATCAGATCGCCAAGAAGGTTGGCAAGACCCGCCAGCACGTCGAGCAAGTGATGACGCTCGGCAACGCCAACACCGATGTTCAACAGCTGGTCGCTTCCGGCCAGGTGTCCGCTACAACGGCGGTGCAGGTAGTGCGTCAGCATGGCGAGGAAGCAGGCAAAGTGCTTGGTGGCGAGCTGCAAAAGGCCAAGGCGACCGGCAAGTCCAAGGTGACCGCGGGATCGATGCGCGGCCCCACAACTTCCCGTCAACGGCTCGAAGCGATACGTGCAGCAGCACAGGACTTCATCAAAGCAATACCACCGGACTGCCTGGAACACTCAGGGCCAACACTGAACCTGCCTACAGATCTATTCGTAAAACTACAGCAAGCCATCTCAGACGCTGAGTAATACGCGCCGCAATTCAATTGCACTTGCACAATCAACCGAATAGAAAAATTGAATTCCCCAAGCATGGGGTCAGTCCACAACTATGAACACAGGAAATCTGACGAGGTAACAGCAATGACTATCGAAGCAGAGACACTTGTTGAATTGACCGAAGCCCTGCAGAACAAAGGTATGGTTTTGCTGACGGATGTAACCTTCATCCGCGCTCCTTACCGGCATAACCATCGGTGGGTGTGCAGCGTAGAGTAACCATCGCTGCAGTTGCCATAACCATTCTATCTGCCGGCACCGGGCACTGACCCGACGCCGGCGCCACTGCCCTACTCCTCCACCCCGACACTTTTGTACTCCGCGCCTTAGGGCATCCAGCGGAGCGCATGACTGTGTCTATCTCATCGTCATCTCCGCCCTGGAGGCAATCATGTCAGCACTACTCAAGGCACAGCTCGAATACGACAACCGCATGCCGCCACCGGTAAGCGATGACGATCTGGCCGAATCGGAATGGATTGAGACAAACGCTGAGCGCCTGCTGATGGGTTACCGGATCTCCTGGGGCTACCAGCCTTCAGAGCGCGGCGAGGTCACCCAGGCCGACTTTGCAAGGGCGGTGCAGGACTACCTGAACCAGCGTCAGATTGACGGTGAGGACCAGCAAGACGCCTTCGGCCAACTGGTGATCGGCGCCATGGGCTTTCGCAGCTCGGGGCTCCTGATGGATCTGGCGGTGTACCTGCTGGGCAAGAAGTCAGCCTTGAAGGACATTGCGCTTGAGCTTTTGAAGCCTCACGCCGAGGCAGCCGTAGCCTTTGAACAGGAGCAGGCACGCCTAGAGCAGGAGTGCGGGTTTTGAGCCCTCACATTCTCATCGACCAAGCCCTCGAAGGCGTTGCCGATCCCAACAGCCAGTCCGACATCGATGTCCTGGTGCAAGGCCTGATCACCCGTCTCTTCACTGACGGGGCGATCACTACCGACGAATTCACCCACTACTGCAAGCGCCTGATGGAAGCCTGTCACCGGCGCAAGGAGGCAGAATGACCACTTCCCCAGTCAAGTCGCTCATCGAGGAGCAACTGGAAGACATCACCGCTCACAACCTGCGTGATGCCTACAGCCTGGCCGAGCGCCGGGGCTTTTTCGGACCGCCGGTTGAGCAGTATGCGGAGCCAGGTTACCGCGGTCGGGTGCTGCAGGTTCTTCGCTATCGCGTGGCCCAACTGGAGCGGCGGTAATGAGCGGCGCCGGCGCACACAAGCGTGGTCAGCAGCTGGCGATCCGCTGCGCGAAACTCCGACGCGAAGGCCTGTCACTTTCAGAAGTGGCCCAGGCCGCTGGTATCAAGAAGGAGCAGGCCAACGCCAAGATCACCCTGGGCGAGCGCCTGTTATCGCTGGAGGAATCGCCATGATCCCCGTTATCGCAATCGTCTGGTTCGCCTGCGTCTATCTGAGATAGATGCCGCAGCATCCTCTCGCCGAATTTTACAGCGCCTCCTCTGACGGCGCGGAGAACAATCATGTCCAACACCCGGATCTGGGACCAGGTCAACGTTACCGACCCCGGCGCAACAAAAAACTTCACAGGCATGGGCGGCTTCAAAGGCACCGCCATCAAGCCCACATATCTGATGCACAAGGCAACCGAAGTATTCGGCCCTTGTGGCGAGGGGTGGGGCTGGTCAGTGCTTGAAGATCGTTTCGACGAAGGCGGCCCACTCCAAGCCCCCACCAAGGAATGGCCGGACGCGCCGCGCATCAATGCCAAGTTGCACACGCTGAAAATTGAGCTGTGGTATCTGGGCAAGGATGGGCAGAAATGCACGATCCAGCACTACGGCCACACGCCGTTTGTGTACTTCCAGAGCGGAAAGATCATGACCGACTGGGAGGCGGCTAAGAAGTCGCTCACTGACGCTGTAGGCAAGTGCCTGCAACCCCTCGGTTTCTCTGCCGATATTCACATGGGCTTGTTTGACGACGCCGCGTATGTCGATGCGGTTCGAGATGAGGTCGCTCTCGAAAAAGCTGAAAACAGGGTTGAAGAGGAAGAGCGTCAGAAGCAGGAGCGACTCGACTACATCAAATCGGCGATTGACAACCTGAAAGCCGCGCAGACCCCTCACGAACGCAAGAAAATCCACGACATCGCAGTCCGCCAGTTGACTCTGCGCAAGGACGAAAAAGGCGCGGCACGAATCTCACTTGAATGGAAAAAGCTTTCTGATCCGAAGCAGGAGACAGCGGCATGACTCAGCTCTACGCTTTGACCAGTCAGATGACCGAGCTCGCCGCTCTTGCGGATACCGACGATGAAGGATTGCGTCAGGCCATCCAGGACACCATGGACAGCATTCAGGGCGAGTTCGAGGTGAAGGCTGAGAGCGTCGTCATGCTGTGCCGCAACATCCAGGGCGACATCGATGCCATCGACAAGGAAGTCGACCGCCTTAACGAGCTGAAACGCATCAGGAAGAACACCGTCGGCAAGCTCGACGAATACCTGCGCCGCAACATGGAGGCCGCCGACATCAAGTCGATTAAGCGGCCGCTGTTCACCATCACCCTGGCCCTGGCGCCAGAGAAGGTGATCGTCGACAAGGAAAACGACATCCCGTACGACTTCCTCGACACGAAGACCGTGTTCTCGCCAGACAAGCGCGCCATCGCCGCCAAGCTTAAGGAAATCCGCGAGCATAACGCCGCGGTACGCAAGCGCCTGGATGCCGGCGAGGACGCGGAAGCCGAGCTACTCGAGGAACCATCCTGGGCACACCTGGAGCGCGGCGAAAGCTCGATTCGCATCAAGTGAGGTAAGCATGAGCAACTACATCCTGGTCCGCTCCGAGCGCCAGGCCGAACTGGAGGCAGCTAAGGCTGCCTTCTTCATATCTGGCAACAAGGTCCAGGTGCTGGAGTCCTTAACGTGGCGCGGATATTTCGGAATGAAAGCTTGGCCGAGCTGAAGCGGAACCCAGGCGATGAGGTAACTGCCCCGGCCTGGAGAGCGCGTGAGGGAAAGTCAAAAAAATCCATGTTCCTATTTCTTCGGCTCCGGTTTGGACGGAGGCGATTTTGGGGGGGTTGCCGGCAGCATGTTTCGAACAGGTTCGTTGTTAACGCTTTCTTGCGCCACAACGACCTTACCTGAGGCAAACGCTTTCTTTAGCTCTTCTTCAGTCATGTTCTCGTCCAAAAAATGATCAGCTGCTTTATCCGCGAGCCGGTGGCTTTGGCGGAGTAGATGGGGGAGTTTTCGGCAAGATATTCCTTGGCATCACCGGATTAACGTTTAACCCCTCGTTGATACTCTTGCGAATTTGCTCTTCAACAACTTTCTGTTTGTCGCTAGTCATCTTCCTCATCCTTCACTGGCTCAAGAAACTCAGTCCACTGGACATCAACTCCAGACACAAGCATAAAGGACACGCCTTCCGCCGGTACAAATTGGTCGTTTTCGATCCAAGTAGGAAACTGCATCAAGTAGTGGCCTTTCTCAGGATCAGTAGGCCATGATCGCGGGTATCCCGCAAGCCGACGACCGTCAAGTAGCTGCAGCACAATGGATCGATCCTTCAACGTTCTGTGCGCAAAACGCCAGTCAGAGCCATCAGCGGACCTGTGTGTGAGCCCCATCTTTCGAGCAACCCGGTACAAAATATCATTGTTACCCAAATACGCTAAAAGCAATCCAAATGCCACAGCGAGGCACGCACTGCATATCGCAGAGGATTTTTCTGTCCAAACTCCCAGGGAATAAAACTCCCCCACCATGAGTGCAAATGCTTGTATGTAACTAGCCAAGAACTGAATGATCGCAGTTCCGATCAACGCTTGAATGACTCGCTCAAATTGCCCCGGCTTCTGAGAGTCAGACAGCCAATAGAATATGAATGTTGCCAAGAATCCAGGTAGAACTACCTGAAGAAACGGCACGGCCTTGCCAAAAAAATCTTCCATTTTAAATAGTCATTTCCACCGTTTAATCCTCACTACTGCTCCACCCTTGGTTAAGCGCAGTCCAAGAAACGCAATATCTGTCATTTCACATAATCACGCTAGCCCGCGAGGCCCTCCTATGACCGCACATCAGAAGAAACACCCCTTCGATTTCAAAGCCTAATACGCACTTGGCTGCAACCCTCAGGACAATGAGATCGTAGTCGACTTCTTTTGCAGTGGCGGCGCAGGATGCCGCCTAGGGAGCTACCGGCGAGAAGTTCGGATACGGCGCTACTGGACACCAGGAGCGGCTGAAGGCTGAACGAGCCAGGCTTGCGCCAGAGGTGCGCAAGCACGCTGAGAATGGGCTTGATCCAGCCCAGATAGGCGCCGCAATGTCCATGCGCGTGCAGCGCGTCTTGATGATCGCTACAGAGAACAACATCGTTATCAGGGGAAGGCCGTGAAGGCAGAGAAGACTGGTGCGGCGAAGCATTCAGCTGACTACCGCGACCGCAAGAAGGCCGAGGCTGATCGCCTGGGCATCGAGAAGATGCACTTCGATATGCCAGCGGGGATTCGCAAGCAGCTTGCTGCTGAGCTGAAGGCTCACGGTTACAGCCAGGCACAAGAACCCTGGCAGGACTTGGCTCTGTCGTGGATTGCCCAGGAACCAGATGAGCGAGCGCGTCGACTTCAAAGACCTGACGCGCCAGCTTTTCGCATATCACCAAGACTTGCGCGTCAGTTCAACGAAGCAAGCGAGGCTGAATTGAAGCGATACCCAGAGTGCGAGGTCATACTCCCGAATTGCTAACGCCAAGTACTCGCCGAACAATTGCGGAGAGAACCTTGTATTCGCGCATGTCGTCGGTGTTTGGCAGGGCAGCTTCACCATCGGCAGTGTAGATGGTGCCATTGTGTGCTACGTGGAACGTTCCTACGAGAACCTCTTTCTCCGGAGCAAATTCCTTAACAGCTACCCGAGCTTCGAGCAGCGCCTCGCCTCCCCGATACAACATCGTCGAGTAGATGCGGAATGGCTTCCCGGATACATTTCCGGACACGAGCGCGCCATCTTCTTCGCGCTCGAAGGTTACTTGGCCGTTAAAGTGCCTATGGCCTAAGTCATTCCAGAACTCGATGAGCTCGACATATCGATCCGTGGCGCGCCTGTAGCCATAAGCGGCACGAGAAACCAGAGTCTGCAGCTCGTTAACGTCCTCATCAAAATCCGATTTTTTCACCGAAATACTCCATCTAAACCGGGCGGATTGCCCTGCACTGGTCTACCTCAAAAAACACCAAATTGCCACCATGCCGCCGCCAGCACGGAGGGCGGCGCATGCATGGAGATAAGCCATGAGCAACTACAACTGCGACTACGTTCGCCGCCATTACGACGTGCCGGCCGAGATCGGGCGCCGAGTGATCGCCAACGGCGAGCCCGGCGTGATCATGGCCGACCGCGGCCACTACATAGGCGTCATCCTCGACGGCGACCTGAAGAAGCGCATAAGGAACTACCATCCGACCTGGGAAATGCAGTACGGCGAGATGGCCGAGGCGCTCCCCCTCAAAGAGTGGCTGGTCCTACCCTTCAATCATGATTGGGACGACCTCAACTGGAGCCGAGAGGCCCGAGAAGATTTGGTAAGGGTCTGGGCGGCTACTAGAGGTCAGGCCAAGTACAAAGCCTATAAGCGACTTCAAGACTACTGCCACAGCATCAAGGCGATGCTCCACTTCAAAGTCCGGCGCGCCTGACCCGCCCTCAGCTGTTGCGCGGAGCCTGGCTTAAAGATCGGCAGCCCTGATTACGTCGGTCCCGCCACTATATTCATCTGTAAATGAAGATGCTCCCGCCAGAGCTTTTTCGGCGGCATCGCTCAGTCCGCACAAAGATTTGTAGTTTCCATCTGACAGCCCCCCATCACTGGATATATTCTCTAAAACTTTGAGCATTCGATTCGCGGACAAGGCAATGTTTTGGACATCCCTGGCGACCAACGCTCCAGGAAGTTCATAAATAGGCAGCCTAGAAATCCATAACACTGCAGCCTCAAGAGCGTCCCTATGGCGGGACGCACTCTCTTCCAAAAGGATGTCTGGCATTTTCCTGGCGGTCTCAATCACACGCTTCGCGACAATCTCAGCCACTTCAACTGTGGCTCTGAGCGACGCAATTCGTTGAAGTCTGGATTCTTCCGCCTGCTGGTTAACCTGAGCTCGAAACAGCTTTTGAGATTGATGCCCTTGCCACCAAGCAACGCCTATGGCGACAAACAACGCAAAAATCGATCCAACCGATTGAACCCATGACGCTAATCCTGGATGACTCTCCATCCAGCACGAAAGCAGCTCACAACTCATTAAGCCTCCTGGCTCCGGCTCCATGCCGGGCCGAGCACCAATACCCCAATCCAATCAATCACGCCACTCTGGCAAGGCCAGAGGCTGCACCGAGATACCCCATGAGCACCTTTGCAGTGTTTAGAATGACCTTCGATATAGCCAAGACTGGGGCACGCAAGAAAACTGCCGGTGCCCTGAAGAACGCCAAAGTCCCTGGCGACGTCGAGCCGCTCCCCAAAGCTGATTGATCGCCAAGCACACCGAGAAGATCATGGAGGGTACGGTTCGCCAGCTCTCGCGGATTTTCTACGCGCCGCAGTATGCCGAGCAGTTCATTGAACTACCCCACAAGCCTGGGAAATGTCGTGATATGCAGATCAAGACGAAAGCTGTGCTGGTTGACGCCAAGAGCAAGCCGATCAGCTGGCTGGAAACCACTTTGGCTACTTGGCAAAACCGAAATGAAGGGGCAGGATAATGGCTAGTTGCCATGAACCAGGGAAGAAGACATGCAATATGCTCTGTGCAGAAATGACGGCAGAACTTGGGAAGCTTTTGCATTTTCAAAGCTAGGGGATTCGGAGTTAAGCAGTAAACGAAACGATCTTATCTGTACAATGTGCGGAGCGCTGGCATGGTTCCGAAAGGAAAGCACCCACGGCCACCCCGCCCACTTTTGCGCCCATCACAGCAGCGAATGCGATTTAAAAGCAGAATATGTGGTGGTCGATCAGGACAAGGGAGATGGTTCTGAAGCTGTAGATATGCTTAAAAGCAGTGGCGATATAATAGTGCGCCTCGACAAAGAGAAGGGTGGTGATATCGATGTAGCGCCGCCATCAGAGCTTCCAAACGGTCCGGCCTCACAAGATGGAAGATCCTACGTAGTAAAAGGTGGAAATAGACTTTCAAGTCAAGAGTTTACTTTACGTCGAATCTTGCATCGGCTGGTACAAAGCCCTGACTTTCGGAACTCCTCCGCAAAATTAACTTTTTTCAAAAAAGGTGATGAGCCTTATATCTCGGGTTGCGTGAGAGATATTACCCGTGCTTTCAGCGAAATCTCAAAGGAAGAGGAAAGTGAAGCCCCCATGTTCTACTGGGGCCCAATCACCAGTGTAAAAAAAACGCCAGATGGAAAAATCTGGTTAAATTCCGCCCCAGAATATCAATCAGTCAGCGTTGCAATATTCCCAGATATTGCTGATGAGTTTATAAAAAACTTTAATATTGATGAGTTAGATGACCTAGCTGGCGCACACATCCTCGTATCTGGAAAATGTTATTTCACCGGAAAACAACAATCAAAACCTATAATATGGTGTGGGGCAGTAAATCAAATTGTAATTCGACGCTACCGAGCCGCCACCTTACAAACAGCCGGCTAACACAAAACGCAAGCCGGGCAACCATCGGGCGCCCGGCACACTTCGTCGATACGTGTGCAGCGCGTCTTGATGATCGCATCAGAGAACAATATTCAGATCAGGGGAAGGCCTTGAAGCACTCAATGGAGAAGGCCAGAGAAAAAGCAGTCAGTCTGACCCCACGGTAGATGCATTGCATTCAATAGAAATAGCGCCAGAGTTTCCAGCGCTATGAATGCGTCTACTTACAACAGGCGTGCTACTTCTCCCAAGCGTCGCTGATACCCTTCCAGCTGCGTAGGCGTACCGCCAGTTCGATTAAGATGATAACGAGTATTCGACCCGGGTTCCGGGTAGTTTGAGCCGAGTTCAAGAGACTGAAGCTCAACACCATTATAGTCACATATAAGACCTAAGCGTCGCATGTCCCACAAGTGCTCGTGATGAGGGAAGCGATCTACGTTGTACTGATCTGCCTCAGCCTGAACTCGTTCACTTATAGACGCAATAGTTTGACGATGAAGCCTCTGAGGATCGGTGTATCCCTGACCACCGCTAAGTCGGTAAGGGTTTGTCATATTTGCGATTAACAGAAACGGTGTTGCCATCTCAAGAGATGGTACTGGCATCGGATTTCCACGATAGTCATACCAAGGATTCGGATAGCGCCCCTGCTCATCCTCCACGAAGCGCTTAAGTCCTGAAGCCGGCTCAAACATGAACTCCAAGCTCCGCATAACAGCAAACTGACTGGCTTGAGAATTTGGTGAGTATGCAGTAATCCAATTGTCCGCAGCGAGAAGCCCCATATGTGTAGTAATAACGTTAAAATATGGGTCCGTGTCAATAATTATAATCGAATCACCATTATTCTCTAACTGATTAACCCCATGCTTAATGAATGATCTAACGAGAACATACTGTGAGAATTCTGGACCAGTGGGTGCTCGCCCCGCCCTCCGCGGAGGTTGTGGCAGCTGCTCAATCAGAGCAATAGTTCGTTCGAGGTCGAAATCGCCAGTTAGCAGCTTTACATTAGCCGGCAAGTCTTCTGCATCAGGAGCACGGTGATCATTTGGGCTAATAACGTAGTCATTGATGTCTGGCCAACCGTGCCCTGTTGGAACGTTGTTTAAACAATCAGACAAATATGACTGCACGGTTTTCCTGGGGCTTGAGGCCATCAGCCCCAATATAATTTCCTCCCCGCCATTATGACCACCGCCGAGCAACATCCTCGAAACATCACACTGAGGACTCAAGTCAATAACATAGATGTCTTTTTCCGGGTTCTCATGCGCAGCTGCGCATGCCAATTGAAAGCTCAGCGTGGATTTGCCTATCCCGCCTTTGTTTGCCCAAACAACATAACTCGACATGTCAACTCCCTGTTCTCACTCAAAAGACATAAGTACAAATATCACAACTGCCAGCACACTTCCTAAAGCAAGCTGCATAAGTTAGCACAGCAGCAAGCAAGCTGGGCAATCCGCCCTACCCCATCGATCAAACCAGCCAGGCCACGGCCATCGGCTGCCCGGAGGAAACCTATGCAAGCAGTCATCTACGCAGGCCTGCGTAACGGCGCCCGCGACCAGCAGATCCATGATGCCCTGATCTACAAGCGTGTGATCGAGGTAGCGCGGGAGTTCCAGCTTTCCCCGGGCACCATACGCGCAGCAGAGAAACGCATCTCCAACACATCTGTTTTCGAGCTGAGCCTACTGGGGGGGGCAGCCCGATGCCAATCGGCAAGGTCGTGGCCGACTCCTTCCGCAAGGCCGCGCTTGGCGCCTACCGGAACTACCACGGCACCTTTCGAAACCTTGAGCTGCCCTGCTGGGTGATCACCGACGGTACGCAGAAGATCGAAGTGCTCGAACTTCGCAAGATCGATACCGGCGAAGAGTCGCTGTAAGCCACCTCTCACCTACTGCTCTGAATGCAGGCGAGCAATTACGAGTCGAGCAGGTCGTAGGTATTGATGTCGATTGGAGTAATCCAAGGGTTATCTCCACTTTCAATGCGCTTGACCAGATAGGCCCTAGTGCGATCTACATGAAACTGCTGGCCTAGATTTTTCATTTGCTCAATCAGCGCGCTTTGAATTCCGTAACGACCGCATTTCGGACAGATTCTTTCCACCAGTGTCCCGCCAAAGCCCACAGATTTGTCCTGAGACTTACAGATCAAACACGTCATTTTCCGCTCTCCTTGCTAGTAACTACTCAACAGTAGCTGATCCCTCAATACCCTCCACGGCGGCCCAGGAATGACCCGGATAGGACTCCCCATGCCCACAGAAAACAAACCGGTCGAGCCGAAGACAGTTGAGCGCTAGACATTCCACTAGCTGGTGATCACCGGCGCGCCACAACTCGACGCCTCTAGCGGCGACTTCAGGCTGCGATGCACTATGCGGTGACAATTCGCACACAGGCATCGTAGTTGATCGAGAGTCGTCTTGTGGTTCTCACCCATATCGGCGACATGGATGGCATCATGGTGGACTTCAATGCAAGCCTCACCAAAATCACCATAGGTTTTGATTGGATCTGTTCCGCACTCTTCGCAGAAAAGCCGACCATGTTTCTTGATGAATAAAGCCTTCTTGGCTTTAGATAAACCTGGCGAGCGTTCACGTTTTAGGTGATACACCAGCTTAACTTGGCCCTCAGCCCACTCCCTATCCTCAGTGTCAGTGGGTATTTCGAGCGCCTCGACTTGCTCCCCTTTGGGGACGATTTTGTAACCCGCTGCTTCCAACAGCTCGAAACAAACGGTCCCCTTTCCCGCAGTGAAATGCTTGGGCGTTACCTTGAATCCCAACGCTTCCGTTGCAGCGAGGCCGAAGACCTGCTTAGGAGCTAGTCTGGCATTCGCATCAACCAAAAGGTCGTAGTCGATAGAGGGTCCAAAATCCTCAGCTAAGGCGCCTTGAAGGAGAAATTGAACTGCTTTCCAAATGTACTCTGCAGTAACTTTGCGTAACTCTTCCGCCGGCAAGCGCGCACTGCCTGCCAGCCCAATACCATCTACGGAAACTAAGACTTGCTTTGCAGTTACTGCTTCCAAATCAACGTCATCTAAAAGGTTAAGAACTACTTTACCTAATGCAATCGAAATGGCCGCCAGATAACAGCCTTGGTTACCGTTACCATTTGGCTGTAGAGGTGAATTCTTTTTCGGTAGAAGTTTTAGGATTTTCTCGATGTGAGCCTTCGGGGAAATCCAAGTCGATAATGCGATCCAGTCGATCGACACTAACCACCCGTTGGCAGCCCAGCTGGCACCAATCGTTCCAAATTCTTCAGGCTTTGGAGCCTCTGAGTAATTATGGATTGCGACACCGATCGCTTTGATATGTCCATCAGCGTAGGACACCACAATGTCGCCAGGCTCCACTTGGGTCAAATTATCGTAAGTTTTGTTGCGAGCACCATTTTTATTGGTTTTTGGTGACCAAATATAGCGACCTTCAAATTCGGCCTTAAAAGTTTGCTTATGGTTTACCCACCAAAATTTATACCGGGAGGTTAACGTATCTTCAAAGTCGCGTAGTCGTGAAGCTGAATGCTCGACTGCCTCAGGGGAGAAAATATCGGGATGCCTAACCACAACGGCTTCAAAAGCGAACTTCTGTAAACCAAGGCTGACTAGAGCTTTGTAGCCTTGCGTTTCTGCCTCACGGGTAACCACTCTCTCGACGCCCGAAACAATCCCATGCTTTTCCAGCATGCGCCACGTATAAGCCGCTGGCTGTCGCTTTCCATGTTTCTGGAGCAGCGTTCGCTCATACGACAGCACTGCAAGAATCGACTCGATCTCAGCCGGTGAAGTCGCACCGAACCGCTCAAGAGCAATGCGCTCCGCTTCTTGCTTCAGATGTTCCATCTTGCGTGCGTCCATGTTTACCCTCTCCGATTTAGGAGGAGAGTCTAAAGCAAACGGATGGCATTTCGACATACCATGCACATGGCTGGCAACGCCGTCCCTCCATTGGCCGGGCAGTGAGTGATCGAAGCATTACGCAGTGTTGGATGAGTCAATATGAGTATCTAACGTCGCCTTCAAGCACCTCAAGTTCCTCTATCCAGCGATCAATCAAATCGGATTTGGCTTGTACTTGCTTGACGATAGGTGGCTCAATTAACGGCACAGGGAACTGAGTTAGCTTGTCTCCCATGAACTCACCAAAATTGCTAACTTCCCGCAAGCCTACAAGAAAATGAACCATCTCGTTGGACAAGGCTGTCACGGGTATTTCGCGAAGCATCGCCGCTGACTGCTTGAGATCATGCGCAACAGATTGACGATTTGGAGAATCCCAAGGTGGATCGCGTAGGATGACAGTAATCAACCGTCTGTATATGCCGGAGACATGGTTCATCAAGGCGTAGGTTGCATTGATACCATCTAGCCGCTGCTTGCGGTCAGCCTCTTCCTTTTGCCTCAGTTGCAAGTGTCCTTGGTAGTAAGGAATAGCGATGGCAACTACGATGGCGACGATAGCACCTATAGCCTGCGCCCACCCTGCTGTATCTGCCGGTAACCAGCCATTCCGCGCCCAGTAGCCGACCGAACCGACAATTGTCCAAACAACTGCACTAAGCCCCATCAGCAACAGCATCAATATCAAGCCGTACTGGACTGCCTTTTCCGATGTCCACCTTCTCACGCTCAATCGCTCCTAGTTGTTTTAACGTACGTTAGCTGTTTCCTAAGCGGAAAGGCGAGCGAACCCTCAAGAGTACATTTGTACTCCATCCACAAAAAAATCCCCCCTCCCCCTTCAAGTCAGCCGCCATCGCGGCCAAGGACGAAGTCATGCCTGAAGAAAAGATTGTGTTCATCAACGGCGCGCCGGCGAAGTGCGGCTGCAAAATGAATTTCAGCTCCGGCAGTGGCGAATATTCCGACGTGCTCTACGTGATGCCCTGCGCGACGCACAGCCCCAATCGCTTCGGCCCCGTGGGGGTCTATCGCGACAAGGATGGCTGGTGGTATCACTCAAATATTCCGGGCTTTGGCGAAGGCGAAGACCCGGCGCCCTACTTTGCCTGGGTCAAGGAGCAGGGGTTGGAGCTGAAAGGCTGGCACTCTGGCGACGAAGCCTACGACCTTCCAGATGAAGATGCTGCATGCACCGCCTGGAATCCCGAATCCCCAGGACCAGAGTGGTTCCTCATGGGTATCTTCGATACCGAGGACGGTCCCTATGTGCAGTGGGCGCGCCGGAGGGTGCAGCCATGATCCTCCCCGCCCTGCTCTTCGCAATCTGGAACATCTACACGGGGCCAAAGCGATGACAGAACAACATCGAATCTTGGTCGGAAACTGCATCGACATGATGCGGACGCTGCCGGATCAGTCCGTACATACCTGCGTCACCAGCCCGCCTTACTTCGGGCTGCGTGATTACGGCCATGACGGCCAGATCGGCATGGAGGACACCCCAGGGGAGTTCGTCAACAACCTGGTGGCCGTCTTCCGCGAAGTACGCCGGTTGCTGCGCGACGACGGAACGCTGTGGTTGAACATGGGCGATACATACGCTTCGATCGCCGGCGGCTACGCACCCGAGGGCTCAGCTGGGAAGCACGACACGATTTCCAAGGCGACCCGAGGCGCGGTGCTGCGTGGGCGCCGGCGAATCCCGCCAGAAGGCCTGAAGCAAAAAGATCTCATGGGTATCCCTTGGAGGCTCGCCTTTGCTCTACAGGATGACGGGTGGTACCTGCGCCAAGACATCATCTGGAGTAAGCCTAACCCGATGCCAGAGTCCATCAAGGATCGATGTACGAAGGCCCATGAATACCTTTTCTTGCTGAGCAAGGGACCGCGGTACTGGTTCGATCAGGATGCGATTCGCGAGCCGGCGGCACAGAGCAGCCTTCAGCGCTGGTCGCAGAACGTGGAGGACCAGGCCGGTAGTGACCGTGTGCCGGGCAAGACGAATGGCTCTATGAAGGCGGTCGGCGGCAGCCGGCGCAACAGTTTCGCCCGGGAGACGAAATACACCGAAGGCGATCACGGCCAGACGGGCCAGCATCGACCAGGCAGGCCAGACGTCGACTACGACACCACCCGCAACAAGCGCAGCGTCTGGACGGTGGCCACCATCGGATTCAAGGGCGCCCACTTCGCCACGTTCCCCCCTGAACTGATCAGGCCCTGCGTCCTGGCCGGCGCGCCCCGCGGCGGCATGGTGCTGGATCCGTTCGGCGGAGCTGGCACCACAGCCCTCGTCGCAATGCAGGAGGGTCGAAAATCGTTGCTCTGTGAGATCAATCCGAGCTATGCCGCCATGGCTGAACGCCGGATTGCAGAGGCTTGGCTCGCCGGCGCAGCACAGATGGATGTTTTCCATGATGCCAAGGCAAGTGAAGGTCTGACGAGTCCGCCCGGCCCGGCATAAGCCGGCCGCTGCAGCAGCCTGACAACGAACCGGGCGAACCCAGAGACAGTGCCACGGCGCAACGCCGGCGGCGATCAGCACCATCTGAAACACCCCACTCAACAATCGGAGCCTGCCGGCGATGGCGGGCGGGAGACACGCATGCCCGACATAAAAGTCCAGTGCTGCCGCTGCAAGAACAAGCACATGGAAAGCGAGCGGCTAAAAGTGCCAAGCAAGAAGTACGGCTCGGGCGTCAGCGACATGATCTGCCCACGGTGCCGGTGCACCACCTACTACCGGCTACAGGCCGAATAACCACCCTTTGCCGCCACGCGGCGTGGATCGCTCATGAACATACAATTTTTATCGCACGAAGAGGTTTGCGAGCTAACCGGCGCGCGGACCAAGGCAGGACAAATCCTGAACCTGAAGAAGAACGGAATCAGGCACTCGATCAAGCGCAACGGCTGGCCGGCGGTTACGACCCAAGCCGTTACTGCTGTCGGATCATTCGAGCCCGAAAAACCTGTGTGGACGCCAAGAAAGGCCAGTTGAGATGGGAAGAAGACCAACCAAGCCGGGCTCTATTGCCCGGCTGCGTGAGCGCAAAAAGAAAAGCGGCCGCATCTACTATTACTACGACACCGGCGGAAAGGACCGCAAAGAGATAGCGCTGGGGAGCGACTACGGTTTGGCAATCATGGAATACGCGAAGCTGGAGCGCGACCGTACCGCGGTTGACCTGGTCGCCAAGGTAGTAACGTTTCGCTACGTGGCCGAAAAGTACATGGTCGAAGTGGTGCCCGATAAGGCGCAAAACACCCAAAAGGACAACCTGCGCGAGCTGAAAAACCTAATGGCGTTCTTTGACGACCCACCGGCCCCCCTAGAAACTATTGAACCGCTCCATGTCCGTCAGTATCTGACTTGGCGAAAATCCGCACCGGTCCGTGCAAACCGGGAAAAAGCTCTATTGAGCGCCATCTGGAATTACGCCAGGGACAAGGGCTACACATCGCTGGCCAACCCATGCTCCGGCATTAAGGGCAACAAAGAAACGGGCCGAGACACCTATGTCGAGGACGAGCTATTCAAGCGCGTGCACGACAAGGCCGACGCCGGGCTGCGCGATGCGATGGATTTAGCCTACTTGACCGGTCAACGAGTGACAGACACACGACTCATGGACGAGCGAGACGTGCGAGACGGTCAGATCTGGGTGCTCCAGGGCAAAACCAAGGCCAAGCGGCGTATCGAAGTAACGGGTGAACTGAAGGTTTTGATTGATCGAATCAAGGCCCGGAAGTCAGGACACAAAGTCCGCTCGACGCGGCTGATCGTTGCAGAGGATGGCACCCCGATGACGGCGGCGATGTTACGAAGGAGGTTTGATATGGCCAGAGAGGCCGCAGGAGTTGAGAAAGCCGACTTCCAGATGCGTGATTTGCGCGCCAAGGCTGGCACAGACAAGGCGGAATCGAGCGGCGATATCATGCAGGCCAAAGATCAACTTGGGCATACCACCGTAGTAATGACCGAGCAGTACATCCGCAACCGCAAAGGCAAGAAGGTCTCACCGACAAAGTGAATTGCGGACCATTGGATTAATTGCGGACCGGAAAGATACAGGCATTTACACTGGCTATAGCCCGTAAACCCTTGATTTTAGATGGTGCCCGAAGCCGGAATCGAACCGGCACGCCCTTACGAGCGGGGGATTTTAAGTCCCATGCGTCTACCAGTTTCGCCATTCGGGCGGTAGCGCGATAACGCGGCACTGGAACATTCAATCG